GGTCGTTCGCTCGCACCCGCTTCAGCTAGCGTCAGAGCCCATCCGCCCTAAACCCTTGCGCCGCAACGGATCTCAGCAATCTTCCATGAGACACGCCCTAAGAGGGTTTAACAGGGTTTAGTGGTATTTAAACTAAACTCGGTTTCGTTTAGCTGAGTGCTAGTCACGTTCGCTGAGTTTGCAGCGATCAGGGGTTGCAGCAAGGGTGCAGTGACCCATGCAACCAAGAGCAGGATCGCTGCTGCTGTGGTGGTCAAAGACAACAAGCGGTGGCTGGATCGCGACCTAGCGCTGGAACTGTGGAACAAGAACACGGTTGCCAATGCGCAGAGCAAGGTGAGCCGACCTGACCCTGTAATTGAGGCGGTACCCCCACCACGTGACGCGGCTGAGCTGAAGAAGCGTGTGCAGGGTCTGCCGGATGATGCGATCCCAGACCTGAATGAGAGCAGGGCACGGCGTGAGCACTATCAGGCGGAGCTGGCGAAGCTGCAGGTGACGCAGCAGCGTGGTGAGCTGGTGCCTGCTGATCAGGTGAAGAAAGAGGCGTTTAAGGTTGGCCGCGGCGTGCGGGAAGCATTGGCGAATCTGGCGGATCGTCTGAGCCACCAGCTGGCTGGTGAGACGGATCCAACCGTGATCCATCAGGTGCTGACGCAGGAGCACCGTGCAGCGCTGGTGGAGTTGTGCAATGAATAGCGCTTGGCGTGATGGGTTCTTCGATGGGCTGCGCCCTGAGCAACCGCTAACGGTGAGCGAGTGGGCTGATCGGTATCGAAGGCTGAGCAGCAAGGCAAGCGCGGAGCCTGGCCCGTGGCGCACCGATCGCACGCCGTACCTGCGAGAGCCGATGGACTGCCTGAGCAGCGAGAGCACGGTGCAGCGGGTGGTGATGATGTTCGCGGCGCAGACCGGTAAGACGGAGGCCGGCAGCAACTGGCTGGGCTACGTGATCGACCATGCACCAGGCCCGATGTTGTGCGTGCAGCCGACGGTGGAGATGGCGAAGCGGCTGAGCAAGCAACGGCTCGAGAGCATGATCACGGAGACACCGTGCCTGGCGGAGAAGATCGCACCTGCGCGCGCGCGGGACTCCGGCAACACGATGTTTAGCAAGGAATTCAGCGGCGGCATCATGTTGCTGACCGGGGCCAACAGTGCGACGGGCTTGCGATCAGCGCCGTGTCGGTACCTGTTCTGCGATGAGGTGGACGGATTCCCCAGTGATGTGGATGGCGAGGGCGACCCGGTGGCGCTGGCGGAGCGCAGGACGACGACGTTCGCGCGGCGCAAGATCCTGCTGACCAGCACACCGACCGTGAAGGATTTCAGCCGCATCGAGGCTGAGTATCTGCGCAGCGATCAACGGCGGTTCTATGTGCCATGCCCGAAGTGCGGCGCGATGGAATGGCTGAAGTGGGGCCAGCTGAAATGGGATGAGCGCAAGCCGGAGACGGTGCGCTATCAGTGCGAGCACTGCGGTGATCGATTCGAGGAGCTGCACAAGCCGGCAATGCTGCGCGCTGGTGAGTGGCGTGCAACAGCACCGGCAGGCAATGGCCGAACGGCTGGCTTCCAGCTGAGCGGGCTCTACAGCCCACTGGGCTGGTGCAGCTGGGAGCAGCTGGTGGATGATTTCCTGCGTGCCAAGGGCGATGCACCGGCGCTTAATGCGTTCGTGAACACGCGCTTGGCGGAGACATGGGAAGAGGACTATGCGGCGAAGATCAGTGCGGACGGATTGATGGAACGCCGGCTCGCGTATCGCAGTGGGCTGTCCCCTGCTGGTGTGGTGCTGCTCACTGCTGGCGTTGACGTGCAGGACAACCGGCTAGCGGTGACGGTCTGGGGATGGGGCGAAGGTGAGACGGGCTGGATGATCTGGCATCAGGAGCTGATGGGTGATCCATCGCAGACGGAGGTATGGGGCCAGCTGGATCAGGTGCTGGCGACTGAGTGGGACACGGAGAACGGCAAGACGTTGAAGGTCGCGCAGATGGCTGTGGACTCTGGCGGCCACTGCACGCATGAGGTGTACCGCTACGTGCGCGATCGCGTGGGCCAAGGCGTAGTGGCGATCAAGGGCAGCAGCAGGCGCAACAGCCCAGCTGTTGGCAAGGGCAGCAAGGTTGATGTCAACTGGCGTGGCAAGGTGCTGAAGCGTGGCGTGACGCTGTATCAGCTAGGCACCGACACGATCAAGACGACGCTATTTGGCAGGCTGCGCCACAACCAACAGGCTGGTGGGTTGAACTTCGGCATGGCCGCTGATGATGAATACTTCAGGCAGGTGACCAGCGAACGGCAGGCATTGCGGTATCACCGCGGGTTCCCGATTCGTGAATGGGTGAAGAAGGCAGGCGATCGCAACGAGGCATTGGACTGCATGGTCTATGCGTATGCGGCGATGTTGCTGTATGGCCGGAGGATGAATCAGGCAACGATGTGGGATCAGTTAAGAGTGCAACTGGAGGAAGGCAAGAGAGCACCGCTAAGATCAAGGAAGAGAGCAGCACCTGCGGCTGCGCCAGCGTTCGTCAGCAACTGGTGAGGCCGTGAAGATCCCAGCGCAGATCAGGGCAGGCGACACGATCCAGTGGCGTGATGATGCTGGCGTCGACAATCTGGGCAACACCGTTAGCAGCGCGGACTATTCGCTGACCTACTGGTTGAGATTTGACGCGGCCAGCGAGGGTTCAAACGTAACTGGCACCGCATACGGCACGGGCTGGGAGTTCACGATCTCGGCGGCCACCAGCGCTGGATTCGATGCAGGCCAGTGGTATTGGCAAGCGATTGCGAGCAAGGCCGGCTCAGTCATCACGCTGGGTGCGGGACAGCTTGAGGTGCTGGCGGCGCTGAGCTATGCAGGTACACCCGGTGCGTTTGATGGTCGTACGCAGCTCGAGCAGGATCTGGCGGCTGTGCAGGCTGCAATTCGATCGCTGATCAGCGGTGGTGCAGTGCAGCAGTACAGCATCGGCAACCGCAGCCTGAGCCGTTACAGCCTGAGTGATCTGATGGCGCTGGAATCTAAGCTGAAGGCTGAGGTGAAGCGAGAGCAGATGGCGCAGCTGATGGCCAATGGTCTCGGCAATCCGCACAACCTGTTCGTGAGGTTCTGATGGGATTGCGCACGCGGCTGTTCAAGGCAATGGGGTTTGAGCCGGTACGGCCCCAGCGGCGTGCGTATCAGGGTGCGCGTGTCAGCAGGTTGACGGCTGACTGGGTGACCAGTGGCACCAGCGCCGACAGCGAAATCAAGAGCAGCTTCAAGGCGCTGCGCAATCGTGCGCGTCAGCTGTGCCGCGATAACGACTATGCGCGGCAGGCATTACGGGCGATCCAGAACAACGTGATCGGTCATGGCATCCGCCATCAGGGGCAGGTGCGGATGCTGCGTGGTGGCCGATTGGATGAGGCCATCAACGGCCAGATTAACGAGGCATGGGAGAAGTGGATGCACAAGAGCCGCTGTGATGTGAGCGGCATCCTTGGCTTCCATGACATCGAGCGGCTGCTGGTGCGCAGCATGGCGGAGAGCGGTGAAGTGTTCGTGCGGATGATCCGCCGGCCGTTCGGCGATAGCAAGGTGCCGTTTGCGTTGCAGGTGCTCGAGGCTGATTACCTGATCGACGACGACATCCCGCAGGCTGCTGAGGGCAACACCGTGCGGATGGGCATCGAGGTAGATGGCTACCTGCGCCCGCAGGCTTACCACTTCTACGCGAACCACCCTGGCGATACTTATGCCGGCAACCCGCGCACCAATGGCCGCCGCGTGCGTGTTCCTGCTGATGAGGTGATCCATCTGTTTCTGCCCGAACGGCCAGGACAGACCCGTGGTGTGACGTGGTTCGCATCGGCGCTGATGCGGCTGCACATGCTGCAGGGCTACGAGGAGGCTGAGGTGGTGCGCGCTCGTGCCAGCTCAGCGCTGATGGGTTTCATCAGCAGCCCTGAGGGCGAGCTGATCGGTGATGAGGTTTATGAGGGCGACCGGGTGAGTGAGTTCACGCCAGGTGTGTTCAAGTATCTGGCCCCTGGTGAGTCGGTATCGGTGCCGGATCTGAATGCACCTGATGGCCAGCTGGAACCGTTCACGCGTTCAATGCTGCGTGCTGTGGCGGCTGGCGTTGGCGTCAGCTTCGAGAGCATCAGCAAGAACTTCTCAGAGAGCAACTACAGCAGCAGCCGGCTGAGCCTGTTGGAGGAGCGCGACACGTATCGCGTGCTGCAGCGTTACATGGTGGAGAACTTCCACCAGCAGGTGTTTGAGGCATGGCTTGACATGGCCGTGCTGAGCGGCACGCTGAACCTGCCGGGCTATGAGACCAATCCTGATCGCTATCGCGCCAGCCGGTGGGTGCCACGTAGCTGGGAGT